TTATTGAAGAGTCCCAAAAACTAGAAGACGAACTACTATCTAAAGAGGTAGAGGCTCTTGAATTACGCAGGGATGCCCAGATTCTGGAAAACACCTTCTCTCGTACAAACATTGAGAACTTAGACAAGGAGGCACAGGCTATTGCGGCAGTCAACGACATCCAAGCCCGTAGGCTTACCCAGCAACGCGCAACCCAGAGAGAACTGAACCGCGTCAATAAAGAACTTGCAGCAGAAGAGAAGGCTAGACTTGCCGAAGAGCAGAAAGCATTTGAGGCACTCCAGAAAGCGAAGGTGGATGCAGCAGAGAACTACAGGGCCTACCAACAGACATTGGCTGATTCTGCATACGCTATGCTATTGAGCGACCAAGAGCGTGAGATTCAAGCAGCCCAAGAAAAGTATTTCGCTCTAATCGGACTTGAGGAACTGACCGCAGAGGAAAGAGCCAAGATCGCAGAGAAGGAGAACGCTGAAATAGCGGCTATTGAAAAGAAATACGCTGACCAGCGCAAGGCAACAGAACAGGCGGTAGCAGATGCAAAAGCATCAGCAGCAAATCAGTCCATTGATAGTGTACAGAACGCATTAAGCGGTCTATTTGGGGAGAGCAAGGCTGTAGCGTCCGCAAATGTTGTTGTAGATGCTGCACAGGCAGCGGTTGGTATCTTTAAATCCAGCACCAGCCTTCCAGAACCAGCGGCATCTATCAATAGAGGTATTCAGTTAGCAGCCCTTAGCGCATCAACTATCGCATCAATTCGGCAGATTAACGCTGCTGAACCTGGCTCTGCAACGGCAGCACCAGCCACAACGGCCCCAACGGCTCCATCTGCTGCACCTTCTTTTAATGTGGTAGGTACTAGCGGCATAAACCAATTAGCGCAAAGCATAGGGCAGCAAAACGATAAGCCCGTAAGAGCCTATGTCGTTGGTGGAGATGTAACCACCTCACAAGAATTAGAACGCAAACGAATCAAAACCGCAACTTTCGGATGAACATTATAGAATTGATACTAGACGAGGCAGAAGAGTTAATGGGCATTCAAGCCATTAGCATCGTTGAAAGCCCAGCCATTGAAGAGAACTTTATTGCAATGAACTCACAGGAGGTTCAGTTCGCAAAGCAGGACGAAGAGAAGCGTATTCTTATGGGCGCAGCCCTAGTACCAAACAAACCCATCTATCGCAGAAATGGCGAAGAGGAGTTTTATGTGTACTTTACAAAGGACACCATTCGCAGGGCTTCGGAGATCTTCCTGCAAAAGGGAAACCAGAACGAGTCCACTTTGGAACACAATGTCAAACTCAATGGCCTATCTGTCGTTGAGTCTTGGATTATTGAAGACGATGTACAGGACAAGAGCCGTAAGTACGGATTGTCTTTGCCCGTAGGTACTTGGATGGTATCAATGAAGGTGAACAACGAGGATGTCTGGCAGAACTATGTAAAAAGCGGAAAGGTCAAGGGATTCTCTATTGAAGGCTACTTTGTGGACAAGGTGAATCTGAAGAGCGAATTATCTACCATTGAAGAGGAAGAGGCTATGCAGATGCTCTCTACCATTCGCGGCATTGTACACCAAGACGGAAGCATTGAACTAGAGTCGTACTCCGACTACCCTTCTGGCGTTAAGAACAACGCAAAGCGTGGCATTGAAATGAACCAGAAAATAAACAATCGCTGCGCCACCGCAGTAGGCAAGGTTCGCGCCCAGCAATTAGCACAGGGTAAGCCATTAAGCGTAGAAACCATTAAGCGTATGTATTCGTACCTATCACGGGCAGAAGAGTATTACGATGAGGGCGATTCTACGGCCTGTGGCACTATATCTTACCTTCTATGGGGTGGACTAGCAGGTAAGCGTTGGGCAGCCTCTAAACTTAAAGAATTGGGATTATGGCAAGATTAAATGATGGGGATGTAGTAATCCCTAGCCGAACCTCACCAAGAGGCGGCAGACGCGGTTGTTTGTGCTGGGATAAAAACACCTATTCCAAGGATTGTTGTGATGGCTCACTACGCGCACAGGGCATTGGTCCAACCACAGGGCCTAACTGAAAATGTAATTTATAAATCAAAATCAATTATTTAATTACTTATGAAAGCAACAGAAATTCTAAAACGCATTATGACCGAACTCTCTTCAGTTAATTCTGTAGAGGTAAAGTTTGCTCAAATGAAACTAGAGAACGGAACGGCTTTAGAAGCCGAGGCGTTTGAAGCAGGTAATGAGGTATTTATCGTAAACGAAGAAGAGCGTATCGCGCTTCCTGTTGGTGAGTACTCATTAGAAGACGGCAAGATCTTGGTCGTTGTAGAAGAGGGTATTATTTCCGAAGTCAAAGAAGCGGCTGGTGAAGAGATGCCCGAAGAAGAGGCTCCTTCCGTAGAGGTAGAAGTTGAGGCTTCCGAAAGCAATCCCAAGAAAGTTGTTGAATCACACACTACGGAAACCCACTTCGCAGAAGAAGAGGTATCTGTAGAAGTACCAGCCGAAGTAGCACCTGCTATTGAGGATATGGTTAACGCAGTTGTTGAGGTAGTAAAGCCTATGATTGAAGAAGTACAATCAGCAATGGAAGAACTACGCAACGAATTAGGATTGGCAAAGAAAGAAATGGCAGCCAAAGAGCAAGAGGTAGAAACTATGAAGGCAGAACTTTCTGCTCAATCTGCATCTAAGCCTATTAAGCACAATCCTTCCACTACGCCTAAAGCCGAAGTTAAAATGGCGACCAATCGCCCCGCTTCTGCTCTTGACCGCGTTCTCGCTAAAATGAACAAATAAAAAACCAAAATAAAAAATGGCTACGACCACATCTATTACAACTACTTACGCTGGAGAGTTTGCAGGTAAGTACATCGCTGCTGCTCTTTTGAGCGCAGACACCATTGACAAAGGCTTGATTGAAGTTAAGCCTAATGTGAAGTACAAAGAAGTAATCAAGAAATTGGCTATTGACGATATCGTTGCCAATGCTACTTGTGACTTCGGTGCTACATCAACCGTCACTTTGACCGAGCGTGTTCTTCAACCAGAAGAGTTCCAAGTGAACTTGCAGTTGTGCAAAAAGGACTTCCGTTCTGATTGGGAGGCAATCCAAATGGGTTATTCTGCCTATGACAATCTTCCCGCTAACTTCTCTGACTTCTTGATTGCCAACATCGCTGGTAAAGTTGCACAGAAGACCGAGCAAACTATTTGGGCTGGTGTTAACGCTACCGCTGGTGAGTTTGATGGTTTCACTACCTTGTTCGCTGCTGACGCTTCTGTTCTTGATGTTACAGGTACAACTGTTACCGCTGCCAATGTCATTGAAGAGATGGGTAAAGTTATGGATGCTGTTCCCTCTGCCCTTTACGGCAAGGAGGACTTGACCATCTATGTTCCCCAGAATGTTGCAAAGGCTTATGTCCGCGCTTTGGGTGGATTCGGTGCTGCTGGATTGGGTGCTGCTGGTACTGATGCAAAAGGTACTCAATGGTATGGCAATCAACCTTTGTTCTTTGATGGTGTCCGTGTTGCTATGGTAAACGGCCTTCCTTCTAACAAGATGGTTGCTGCTCAATCTTCTAACTTGTACTTCGGAACAGGTCTTCTTTCTGACCACAACGAAGTTAAGTTGTTGGATATGGGAGATCTTGACGGCTCACAGAATGTACGCGTAATTATGCGTTACACCGCTGGTGTTCAGTACGGAATTGGTTCTGAAGTAGTTTACTACGCCTAATCAATCTAAATAATTAACCAAGAGGGGGTGTGGGTTAATGCCCTGCCCCCTTTTTTATTCTTAAAACAATGGCTTGTACAATTCTCACAACAGGACGGGCAGTAGCCTGTGAAAAATCAGTAGGTGGACTCGTTGCCGCTTACTTTATTGATTATGGCGATTTGGGTGCGGTAACTTATGATGTTACCGATACCGATGTAATTGATTCATTTGCGGGTACGCCTGGAGCATTCAAGTATGACTTGCGCGAGCAGTCATCTTTTGAGCAATCATTCGTAGGTTCTGTAGAGAACGGAACTATGTATATGGAGCAGACCTTGAACTTGACCTTCACCAAATTGGATAAGGCCTCTAACAAGGAACTGAAATTGATGGCCTATGGCCGCCCTCACGTTATCGTTGAAGATCAGAACGGAAACTTGTTCGTTATGGGCTTGGTCAATGGTGCAGAGGTAACCGCTGGAACTATCGTTACGGGTGCTGCAATGGGTGATTTGACGGGATATACTTTAACCTTGTCTGGCAAGGAGAAAGTTCCTGCCAACTTTATCGCTTCTGCTGCTACTCCTGCTGCCGCTTTGGTTGCCGCTGGTGTTAGCGTTAGCGCGACTCAAATCAATCCTTAATTTGCGTATCAGCAAATAAGTTTGTATTTTTGCATACCTGTTTAAGTACAGGGCTGCCCTAATCTGGGCTAGTGTGTGTTGAAGGGGGGAGTAGTGTCCCCCCTTCTTTATGGAAAAAACTTTCGTTTTTTGGTTACTTAAGTACGATGCACATTTTAAGACCCGTATCAACGACCCAGACAATCACTATCATTCCAAGAGATTCTGTGTTCTCTTCGGAAGATTTGGATTTATATTTCCAAAGAGTGCTATTTGATGGGGGTACACTAGAGGCGCAGGGCTGCGTTACACAGGCGTTAAACGATTTGGATGGCGTTACTATCTACTTTACAAACGAGAGTACAAACACCACCACATCTATAAACCCAACCATTACCGAAAATAAGGGCTATATGCTGCTTTCTGCGGCTTTCAATCTATCTTCTGGGGTATTCTATACTATGGAGGTTTTTAAAGGCTCTAATCTCATTTATCGCGGCAGAGCATTTGTAACTTCACAGACGGAATACGATAAGTTTTTCATAAACGAGGGAGTTTACACCAAAGAAACTTCATACAACAATGAATTTATCATTTTATGAGCAGCAACATTAGAGTCGTAAACTTTTCATCCTACACGACACCTGTCGTTAAGGAGGTTGGGAATATGGAATGGGTAGAGTACGGAGATGACAACAACTATTTCCAATATCTGATTGACCGATATAATGGCAGCGCAACCAATAACGCTATCATTAACGGAATTAGCGAACTAGTTTACGGAAAAGGTCTGGATGCTACAGATAGCAACCGAAAGCCCGATGAGTACGCTAAAATGAAGTCGTTGTTCGGCAAGGATTGTTTGCGTAAAGTCTCAGCAGATCTTAAGATGATGGGACAGGCTGCTTTTCAGGTAATCTATTCCAAAGACCATAATCGTATTACGGAAGTATATCATATGCCCATTGAGTCGCTCCGCGCTGAAAAGTGCAATGACGAAGGAGATGTTGAAGCATACTACTACGCAAAGGATTGGTCAGAGGTAAAGAAGAAGAAAGAAACGCCTATTCGCATTCCAGCCTTCGGATTTAGCAAGGACGGAATTGAGATTCTATACATTCGCCCTTATCGCGCTGGATTCTATTACTACTCCCCTGTTGACTATCAAGGAGGCCTTCCGTATGCGGAATTAGAAGAGGAGATTGCAAACTACCACATCAATAACATTAAGAACGGCCTATCGCCTTCAATGCTGATTAACTTCAATAACGGAGTTCCAGATGAGGAAGCACAGGCAATGATGGAGAATGCTATTGCAGACAAGTTCAGCGGGTCTTCTAACGCAGGGCGTTTCATCTTGGCGTTTAACGACAACAAGGAGATGGCTGCTACTATTGAGCCTGTGTCTTTGTCAGATGCTTCGGCCCAATATCAGTTTATGGCTGACGAGTCAATGCGTAAGTTGATGGTCGCGCACCGCGTAACATCACCTATGCTGCTTGGCATTAAAGACCAGACAGGACTAGGCAACAACGCTGACGAATTGCGTACCGCATCAATCTTGTTTGAGAATACTGTTATCTCGCCTATTCAAGAATTGATTCTGGATAAGATTGAGGACATTCTAGCCTTCAACGACATTAGCCTTAATATCTACTTTAAGACACTCCAGCCACTAGAGTTTACAGAAGGAATTGTAGCAGACGCAGAAACCAAAGAAGAAGAAACAGGCGTAAAGATGTCTACTCACCAACCAAGTGATGTTGCGTTAGATTCTGCGTTTAGCGAACTAGAAGCACTAGGTGAGGACATAGATACCGATGAGTGGGAGTTAGTGGACGAGAGGCCCGTAGATTACGCCCAAGAGGAGGCTCTTGACAAGATGTTGAGCCTAGCATCTACAGGAACGGCTCGTCCTAACGCTTCAAGCGAACAAGATGGCGTTACGGATAGCGGCTTAAAATACAAAGTTCGCTACGCCTATGCCCCCGATTCGGTAAGCAGCACTTCACGAAACTTTTGCAAGAAGATGGTTGATGCAGGGAAGGTCTACCGAAAGGAAGACATTATCGCTATGGGGGACAAAGTGGTAAATGATGTATCAGCAGGAGGCAAGGGCTTTGGCCCTAAAGGCGACCCCACTTACGACATTTGGTTGTACAAGGGTGGCGCACGATGCCATCACTTCTGGATGCGTAAGACATTTATGTCAAAGAAGAAGGGTCTGGGCGTTGATGCTGAAAACCCGAATGCAGAAATAAGCGTAAATAAGGCTAGAAAAGCAGGTGCTGAATTGCAGGTCAACGATGAGTTGGTAGCGAAGCGACCCGTAGATATGCCAAACGAAGGATTCTTAAAGTAAAAAGATGGCAACTGCTCTATTCATTAAGCGAGAGGACATTGTGCGGCAGACCGCATTAGGTGGTAATGTGGACACGGATAAGTTTATTCAGTTCATTAAGATTGCGCAAGAGATTCACATCCAAAACTACTTGGGTACAAAACTCTATGACAAGATCTCTGATGACATTATCGCAGGGACTCTTACAGGAGGTTACCTAACGCTAGTGAATACATACATCCAGCCTATGTTAATTCACTCCGCTATGGCTGAATACTTGCCGTTTGCGGCCTATACTATCTCCAATGGGGGTATATACAAGCACTCTTCTGAAAACTCCACTACGGCAGATAAAGGAGAGGTTGATTTTTTGATTGAGAAGGAGCGTAAGATTTTTGACTACTATACCCAGCGGTTTGTTGATTATATGAGTTTTCACCAGAACGACTTCCCCGAATACAATTCAAACATCAATGAAGACATCTACCCAGACAAGGAAATCCAACGCGGGGGGTGGGTTCTCTAAAAGAGCCTATACGCCAAAGAGGGAAAATATATTGAAATTAAAGTTATTTCTAAAGGAAGAAACAAAAAATGTCTAATCTAATATCTTGGGGAGTCGCATATTGCAGCAGTTGGTGGGGAGATGCCGATAGAACTACTCTGTCCATTCAGAATGAGAGCGCACCCCCTTGCTTCGCACCTATCAATGACATTGCTATTGCGTTTCAAGAGCGTGTTGAAGCTGATGGAGGCGTATTAGAGGGC